ATGATCGAACGGAACCACCCGGCGCTGTCCATCGGGGCGCAGTGCCGCCTGCTGTCGATCTCGCGCTCGTCGTTCTACCACGAGCCGGCTGGAGAGACGGATCAGAACCTCGGCCTGATGCGGCTGATCGACCGGCAGTTCCTCGACACGCCGTTCTATGGGGTTCGCCAGATGACCTGGCACCTGCAGAACGAAGGCCATGGCGTGAACCAGAAGCGCATTCGGCGGCTCATGCGACTTATGCGCCTGATGCCGATCTATCAGAAGCCCAACACCAGCAAGCCGAGGAAGGGCCACAAGACCTGGCCCTACCTGCTGGGCGGGCTGCGGGTGGATCGTCCCGGCCAGGTCTGGTGCGCCGATATCACCTACCTGCCGATGCGGCGCGGCTTCCTGTATCTGGTGGCCATCATGGACTGGTTCACACGCAAGGTTCTGGCCTGGCGCATCTCGAACACGCTGGAGGCCGACTTCTGCGTTGAGGCGCTGAAGGAGGCCATCCACCGCTTCGGCGCGCCGGGGATCATGAACACTGACCAGGGCAGCCAGTTCACGTCCTTCGCCTGTGTAGCGTGACACGAATTTTTGCACGTTGTGACACCAAGATTTGCAGCAGACGATTTTTGCGAAACACCTCCCTTAAACGCCCCGTTCACTCGGGCATGACCGGGGCGGGCAGCGGGTCGCCTGTGATGGGCCAGGGGTCGATCTGACCCGGCCCGCCGAGGCCGGTGCAGGCATGGTCTCGGACGAGCTGCCATGCGATCTCGACCAACGCAAGCATCTCCGCGTCCCATGCCGGATCGTCCTCGACCCGTGCGCCGGTCAGCGCCATGCGGATCATCTGCGCCAGCGCGTCATTGGTCCGGTTGCCCGGCGCCGGATAGACCGAACCGCGCAAATGCAGCCCGTCGGCATAGATCGAGGCAGGCGCCATCATGTCGATTGCCGCGCGCACCAGCAGCGGTGCCGGCAGAAGGAAGACACCCAGCCCCTCGGTCTCGGGCCGGGCGCGCAGCCACAGCACCAGCCGCCAGAGCTTGCGCAGCGTCTCCAGATCGAGGTCGGCGCCTTCGGGCGAATGCGGCGGGTAGATCAGCATCAGCTTGCAGCCCTTGGTGCGCGCCGTGACCGCGAAGTTGAAGAACGCCTGATAGCTCATGGCGCCTTCTGCTGAGTTCGGCTCGGCCAGGCCGGTCGAGAGGTCGCCGATCTCGGTGATGATCAGCGCGCCGGAATAGGCGCCGGCACGGTCGGGGCCGTTGGCCGCCCACCGCTCTGCGGCCGAGCTGAAGCCGGCGTAATGGGTGAAGATCGGCCCCGACCAATAGCCCGGCAAATTGCCCCCGTCCGGCGCTGCTGCCATGGCCTGGTAGAGGAAGGAATGCGCCGAGATGCCGAGGCTCTCGTCCTCGCCCAGCACCACCCGAGCGGCGGGCGCGCTGCCACCCTTCAGCGCCCCGAGGCGACGCACCGGCCAGAAGCCGCGCAGGTCGAGCAGCATCAGAACCCCCGCACCACGGCGAGCGTCCCGGTGCCGTTCAGGCAGCGGGCGCGCACGGTCAGGGCGGCATCGACCTGGATGCTGCCGGTGATCTCGGGCAGGCGCAGGCGGGTCGGGTCCACTTCAGGATCCTGCGGGCAGAGCTCGATCAGGAACTCGCTCTGATTCTGCACGATGTCGCGCGCTTGCAGCGCGATGGGGTCTGACCAGACCCCGGTGATGCGGTATTGCGGCATGTCGCTCTTCTTTCAAATGTCGGCCGGGGTCATTCCCGGCCCTTTTCGCCCTGGAACTCGGTCACCAGCCCGCCGCCGTCGAGCCGGTGGCTGACCGATTTCAGGTGCCATTCGCCGTTCAGCGCGGGCTCCAGCCCCGCCAGGGTGACAGTGCCGCCGCCCAGCAGCCGGGGCTCGAAGCCCGAAAGCGTGCAGGTGATCTCCATCGCCGCGCGGCCGGCACCTTGCAGCGCGGATTCGGCGGCGCGGGTGGCCTCGGCCTCGGTGGCAAAGGGATGGCGGATCTTCTTCAGCGGCGTGCCCGAGCCGGCCTTGACCTTGTGCGTGACGCCGGTGCCGGTCTCGGTCCATTCCGCCTCGGCCGACCGGTAGACGGTGCGGCCCTTCCAAGGACCAGCTCCAGTCCGAGAGCCGCAGCGGTCGGATCGTGACCGGCTCCAGCCTGTCGCCGGCAGCGGTCTGGCCTTCGCCCCGGCGCTGTACGATCAGCGCGCCGCCGGCCGGCTTGCAGGTTGCGTCGAGCTCGGCCGCGATGCGGGTCAGGAAATGCAGGTTGCTCTCGGCCGTCTGCGCCAGGAACGGCCAGCGGATGCCGCGCAGGCTCTCGCCGACCAGCGGCTTCAGCCCGGCCTCGCCGGCGATGGCCGAGACGATCAGTGGCAGCGAGCGGTCGATCCAGGATCGGGTGCGCGGCGCGCGGATCTCGCCCTTCAGGTCGGCGGCGGTCGCGGTGATCGACAGTGTCCGCACCGGACCGCGCCCGGAGACGCCATCGACGGCATAGATCCCCATCGGCGCCAACTGCCGGCCGGCAAAGCCCAGTGAGACCTCCAGCCGCGCCTCGATTTCGGGGAAGGCGATGCGGCTGTCGCGGTTGTCGAGCTCGATCTCGACCCGGTCGGCCTTGCGGCCGTCCTCGTCGGTGACCAGGAGGCTGATCAGCCGGTCGCCGATCACTGCGCTGCGGTCGGCGCCATCGACGACGATTCGGAACGCGGGCTTCATGTCGCGCCCCAGAGCCGGATCAGCCCTGCGGCCACCGGCGCGCTGACATCGGGCAGCGTGATCAGCACCCCGGCCGGATAGACCGGCCCGAGCGCCGCGAGCCCGGGATTGGCCTCCAGCACGGCGATGATGTGGCTTTCCGAGCCGAGCTGCGCCTTGCAGATCGCGTCCAGCATGTCGCCGTCGATGGTACGATAAAGGCTGCTCATGCCGCGTCGCTCCCATAGGCCATGAGCTGCATGGTGAACTCGATCTTGCGCGCGGCACCGTCCGCCAAGAACAGGCTCTTTCGCTCTTCGACGGCGGCGATGACCCAGCGATCCCAGACCCAGCCGAGCCCATCGACCAGGATCAGAGGCTCGCCCTGGTCGGCCACCAGGCGCATCAGCTCGACCTGCCGCAAGCCGCCCTTGAAATGCGGGTAAATCACCCCTTCAAGGGTGATTTCATCGGTGCCCTGGCCGAGGAATTGCAGGGCCGGCCGGCGGCCGACGCGGTCCTGCGCTTCCCAACGCCAGGAGGCGGCGCGAGTGAATTGCTGATAATTGGCGCGGTTGACGCCGAAGCGGAAGGCGCCAAGCGCCATCATCACCAGGCTGAGGCCGATCTCAGGCATAGTCGCCTCCATCATGCAGGGCAAAGCCGCGCTCGCGGGCTAGTGCCTCGATCTCGCGACGGACCGCGCGGGCGACGGCCTGCGCGTCCATGCCCGGGGCGGCGTTGATGGAGATGCCGCCCAGATCGAGCCGCATCGAGCGCCCGGCCGAGCTGCCGGCTGCAACCGACCTCGGGTCCGCTTGCACGATGCGCAGGCTGCGCGGCGCCTCGGCCATGGCCTGCATGGCGCGCAGCTGGCGGTTCGAGATGACCTGACCATCGGTCCGCGGCACGAAGAGCTCGGCGCCCTCCTCTTGCCAGCGATAGATCTGGCCCGCGCGCACCGGCCCGCCCAGGGCGCGGGCGGGAACCGTGACACCGGGCACCGCGCCGGGCGGCAGGATGGGGCTGCCGTTGTTGCTGGCAACGCCATTATAGCCGCTGCTGATCGGCCCATCGCGGCTGCCGTTCATGGAATTGAAAACGGCGGCGCCCTTGTCCTGCACCCATTTGAGACCATCCAGCACCGGCTGGATCACCGTCATCAGCGCGGAAAACTTCTCGCTGATCCAGTCCAGCACCACGCCGATGGCAACCTTGAAGGACTCCCAGGCCGCGATGACCGGATCGAGCAGGCCGAGAGCGTCCAGAACCGGCGCGATGCCGTTTTCCCAAGCCCAGGTGAACACGCCGACGACGCCATCCCAGAGCGTGCGGTAATAGGCGAGCAGCCCGTCGCCGATCTGCTTGAGCCCGTCGAAGGCGCGGCCGAGATCGCCGGTGAAGATGCCGGTGACGAATTCCATGAAGCCCGAGAAGATCGCCGTGATGCTGTCCCAGAGCTGGCGGAACCACGGCCCGACCGTGTCCCAGTTCTGATAGATCAGATAGGCGGCGCCAGCGATGGCGGCGATCACCGCCAGGATCGGATTGGCGAGCATCATCCGCCCGGTGACCAGCGCCGCGCGGCCGAGACCCATCAGCGCCCTCGCCGCCAGCCCCAGCACCGTCCCGAGCCCGCCGGCCACGGCCGAGAAGACGCGCCAGACACCCGTGACCGGGGTCAGCAGCAGCCGGATCGCACCAAGGGCGGCGATGGTATAGCCGAGCGCGCGGGCCAGCCCTGGATGCTCTGACACCCAGTCGCTGATCGCCCGCACGGTCTGGCCTATGGCCGTGCCGGCCAGCCGGCCCCAGCGCCGCCATTCCTCGCCGCTTTCGTCGATCGGGCCGGTGATCCGCAACACCCATGCCCTCAGGCGCGACAGGCGCTCGATGATGCCGTCGAGCATCGGCGCGGCCGGCCCCAACGCATCGCGGAAGGCCGACCACAGCTCGCTGAAGAACACGGCGAGCCCCGACCAGTTACGCCAGATCCAGACGCCCGCCAAGGCAATGCCGGCGACGGCTGCCCCGATGCCGGTCGCCATCCAGGCCAGCGCGGCGGTGCGCACGATGTTCAGAGGGCTCAACATCGACAGGATGCCGAGCGCCGCTTGGCCGGCACCGAAACCGAGCCGCCCGAAGCCGCCGATCAACTGGAAAAGCGTGCCGCGCATGATGAGGGCGGCGGCGAGCCAGCCCAGACGGTCCCAACCGCCCAGCTGCTCGGCCACGGCGGCCAAAATCGGATAGAGCCGCTGCCAGGCGTCGCGCACGCCGAGGGCAAACCGCCAGATCCCGTCGAGCGCGGTCAGCATGTGCCGCGCCACCATGTCGGCGATGGCCTGCAAGCGGCCGTCCTGCGCCATGGCGTCGAAATAGCTGAAGATCTCGTTGAGCCGGGTCTTCAGGTAATCGAAGACGCCCGAGTTCATCACCATGACCCGGAACTGGTACCAGAAATCCGACATCTTCGAGAGGATGCCGTCCCAGGTCTGCGCCATGGCATCCGATGCGCCCTTGTTGCGCTCGCCCATGGCCTCGATCAGCAGCGTCAGTTCCTTGCGGCCGAGCTGGCCCTTCGAGGCCATCTCTTGCAGCTGGGCGGCGTTCTTGCCGAGCTTCTGGCCCAGCAGATCCCAGACCGGCACACCGCGTTCCAGCAGCTGCAAGGCTTCCTCGCCCTGAAGCTTGCCCTTGGTCCAGGCCTGACCCAGCGCCAGCACCAGCCCGTCCAGCTGCTCGGCGCCTTGACCCGAGGCGGCCATGGTATCGACCAGCGCCTGCAAGGATCCATTGGTCGGATCGATGCCGAAGGCGCGCAACCGGGCATAGGCCGAGACGGTCTGGTTCAGCTCCAGGGGCGTGCGGGTCGCGAAGTCCATGATCCAGCGCATCGCCCGGTCGGCGCCCTCGGCCCCGCCTTCGAGGTTGCGGAGCTGGACGGTGAAACGCTCCATCTCGGCCGCTGGACCGAGGAAGCTGCCGGCAAGCCCGGCCACGGCGCCGGCATAGCCGACCACCACGGCCGTTCCTGTCAGCGCCGCCGAGCGCACGTCGGCGAGGCCGCGCCCCATCATGCGCGCCCCGGCCTCGACCTGCCGGGCCTGGCGCATCAGACCCTCGCCACCAATACGCTCGATCGCGCGAATGGCGGCCCGCGCGGGTGCCGTCGCGCGATCGACCAGGCGCAGGATCAGTTGGACATTCAGGTCAGCCATCGGCGTCCTCGGCAGGTGCGGCGCGCGCCCGGGCCTTGGCCCACCAGCGGCCGAGCTCTTCCAGGCTCATCCCGGACAGCGCGTCCGGCGGCCAGTGAAAGACCACGGCCAGATCGGCCATGGCCTCCTCGATGTCGTCGGGCAGCTCTACTGGAGCGTCTGCTCGGCTTCCGCGATCTGATCCTCCGTCACGAAAAAACCGATCACGCCCGAGCCCAGGGTCAGCAGATCGGCCGGGTCCAGGCTTGCCACCTGATCCGGCAGAAGGGCCGGCTCGCTGATCCGGGGCAGCAGCTTGGAAAGGGCCGCGACATCCATTTGCAGGATGTCGGTCAGCTTCAGGCCGCGCAGACTGCCCGTATCGGGCTTGCGCAGCGAGACATGCGTGATGTCGCCCAGCGGCTGGACGAGTTTCTTGGGTCCGAACATTGCGATCTCCTTTTTCAGATGCCCATGGCGCGGCGCAGCTCGGCGAGCTGGTCGGTGGCGCCGATGACGCGCTTGCCGTTGACCAGGTCGATGTCGAAGACCGTGGTGCCGTCCAGCTCCAGCCGGTAGGCGCGCACGTCCATGATCATCTTCAGCTTCGACACGGTGCCCGGCTTCAGATCCTCGGGCTCGCTGGTGGTGATCAGCCCCGACATGGTGGCGATGATCGGGCTCGCATCGAAATCGGTGGCGCTGGACATGGCCGGGCGGAACACGAAGCGTTCCTGCTTGCCGAGCTTGCCCAGGATCACCGGAGACCATTCCGTGAAGGTGATCTCCGAGCTCATGCCCTCCTGGCCCACGTCGATGCCGACCGGCCCGTCCATGCCCGAGCCGCGATGCGCCTCGGTCTGGATCTTGACAGCCGGCAGCTTGGCCGACTCGGCCAGCCCGAAATAGCTGATGCCGTCCCAGAAGGCGTTGAAGTTCTTGATCACGCGCGGCAGCGCCATGGGTGCCTCCTTACTGCTGGTTGCCGGTGACGGAGAGCACGAGCTCTTCGTAGTAATCGCCGTTGCGGTGCGCTTGCAGCGTCAGGTGCTCCAGCGGCGCCGGCGGCTCGATGTCGAAATTGAGGTAGAGCTTGCCCGCCTTCAGCGTCGCCTCGGTGTTGAGCTCGGGGTCGATCCAGACCGCGCCGCCCAGGATCGCGCGGCGGTTGGTCAACTCGTCCAGGTAGGACTGCACGCTGTCCTTGATGTCGAGCAGCAGCTGGGCCGAGAACGGCCGGTCCATGGCCCACAAGAGCGCGCCTTCGATGCTCTCATAGATCATGTCGGCGGTGCGGCGCACCGGCAGGAAGGCCCATTGCGTGTCGGTCGCCTCGCCGGCGCTGCGGTTGCCCCAAAGCCGGAAACCGTCCTTGCGGATGATGGTGGCGATCTCTTCCTCGTTCAGGCGGTTGGCCTCGGTGTCGGGATCCGAAATCGCCCAGCCAATCGGCCGCGCGGTGGCGGCAACGCCTTGGAGCACCTGGTTCGACGGCGACCACCAGAAGCCCTTAGCGGCATCCACGGCCGAGAGGGCACCGGCAACGAAGCCCGAGGCCGGGCGGGTCACATAGGCGCTGGTTGTGGCGTCCCAGACCCGCACGGCCGGATCGACGATATAGAGCCGGTTGGAGCCGTACTTGCCCCGGTCGGTTATCGCGTCGGCCTCGGTGGTGTTCGGACCATCGGCGATGGCGACGGCGCGCAGCCGGTTCGCGACCGAGATCAGCGCCTGCGTCACCGGGTTGGCCGGATCGGCGGCGGCAGAGCTGGTGAAGCCAGGCGCCGCCAGGATGCGCGGCGTCAGGCCGAGGACGTTGGCGGCGTTGAGCAGCGCCCAGACCCCGGTCGCGTTCGCGGCGACGCCGGCGGCGGCTGAGAGGGTCTCGGCCGGTGTCGCCCCCGCGGTCACGCGCACCACGATCACCGTATTGACCCCTTGGGCGTAGGCCGCGTTGTAGGCGTCCAGCAGCGTGCCGGTGGCGCCGAGCGTGGCGGCCATGCGCGGCCCCGTCACCAGCACGGGCGTGTTCAGTGGGAAGTCGGCGGCGAGGGCATCGGGCGCGGTGCCGACGAAGCCGATGACCGAGGACTTGACGGTCTCGATAGGGCGAATGCCGTCATCGATCTCGACGGTTTCGATCCCGTGCAGGAAGCTGGGCATAGGGCGACATCTCCGAAAATCAGGTCGGGTGAATGTCGCTTGAACGGGCAATGAAATAGCCCCTGAAAACATTCAGGGGCTGCGGTCGCCGGGTCGTGGCAGGTCCGATGAACATGCCAGATGACCCGCCCGGCTGTCAAAGGTCGCGTTTCAAGAAGGGAGGTAACCTTGCACCCGGAGGTAGAGATCAGCATTGTCCGCCCAATAGAAACGGAGCGACTCGGTGACCTCGAAAACTGTGCTGACAGATCACGCCGACTACCGAATCACGCTGCATCGTGCCTGCGAGAGACCAAGCCAGCGTATCGTGATCACCTTTGGAGGTCAGCCGTCGGACCTTGCCGACGAAGGTTTTGGGACGCCGTTTTGCCTGGAGCGTGGTTGGGACACCATCTATGTGGCCCAGCGCCACGGCACTCAGTTCCAAGGTCTGTCGATCGAGGCATTTCGATCTGCCACAACCGAATTCTGCGCGGGCCGCGACGTGGTGACATATGGCTCCAGCCTGGGAGCCTATGCCGCGATCTATTACGGCGGGTCGGTCAACGCCCGCATGATCGCCGCGGCACCGATGCTGCCCGCCTGGAGACCGCTGAAGCTGCGTGCTTACAGCGATCTGCCCGTGACGCATGGCGACATCAAGGACGGCCCGCTCTCCGAGCACCAACCCGTGGTGATCTTCGACCCGAAGATCAAGAACGACGCCCATCTGATCAGGGACTTGGTGGCGCCGGCCTATCCCAATTTCCGAGCGGTAGAGGTTCCGTATGCGGGACATACCGTTTTGGTCACACTGTCCCAAGCCCGGCTCCTGAAACCTATCGTCTTGAGCATCATCGAGCGAGACGAGATCATCTCATTCGACCCGCCGGCCGAGGGCACCGCCATTTATCACGGCGAACGAGGTCGCAGCTTGATCGCGACGGATCGGCAGGCAGCATTGGTCGAACTGCGCAAGAGCCTGGCGATTGCCCCGTCCAAGCGGTTTTTCGGAATGCTGGTGAACCTGTTGATCCGCATGGGCGACAAGGAAGGAGCGCAGCGCGTGATCGATGAGGCGGCCGCATCGGGGGATCGGCGGATGATACTGGTGCCGGCCGTTCGCAGGACGGCCGAGCAAGCTGGTCTCAAGGTTTCCTAGGGCCATCCGTGCCGCCCGCGCCATGCAGCGGGCATTGCACGGTGATCCACTGCGGCCACCGCGGATCGACGAAGCCGCCCTCGCCATCGCGCAGCATGCAGTTGCAGCCGAGGGCCTGCGCCTCGGTGGCGCCGGGCTGCGGCAGATCCTCGCGGTCGCTCATGCCGTCACCAGCGCGGCCTGGACCTGGACGGTGGTGATCGCCGCGGCCGACCGGATCATGACCCCCATCGGCCCGGCCGAGACCAGCACCGCATTGACCGCCAGCTGCATGACGGCCGGCGCCGGGTTGCCCCAGGCCGAGATGTCGATGATCTCGCCCACCTCCCAGTCGCCGATCTGGACCGTGCCGCCGCGCGCGATCACATAACGGTCGGCGCCGGGGCCGCCGGTCACGCTGTCGCCGGCGCCAGCGTGGATCGTGTCATTGCCTTGGCTGCCGTCGATTGTGTCGGCCCCCGGTCCGCCATGGATCAGATCGTTTCCGGCGCCGCCGGACAGGCTGTCGTCACCCGAGCCGCCGTCGATGATGTCATCGCCCGAGCCGCCGAGGATCGTGTCGTTACCGGCGCCGCCGATGCCGATGCCCGCCAGCAGCTGCCAAGACAGCAGGTCATTGCCGGCGCCGCCGTCACGGTGCGCCCCGGCCGCGCCGGCGAGCGTATCGTCGCCGTCGTCGCCATAGAGCTTGTCGCGGCTGTCGGCCGCCTCCATGTAGTCGTCGCCGGCACCGCCGTGGACCTCGATATTGCCCGGCCCCCGGATCGTGTCGTTGCCGCCCAGGGCGTAGACCGTCAGCTGTTTGCCCGGCGAGAAAATGAGATTGTCGCCATCGTTTCCGTGGATCACCGGGTTATAGGTCGAGCGGGTGACGCCGATGGTCAGATCCTCGATCCCGACCGGCAGCGTGTAGGTCACGACCTGGTCGAGGCTGGCATCCCAACCGGTCAGCACCAGCTTGTCCGTGCCATGCGGATCGACAACCTCGGAAGGGGAAGCGGGATCGGCATAGGCGAAATAGACATCGCGGCCGGTGCCGCCCGCCGTGGTGGTCCCGTTTTGCAGCACATAGCTGACGGCGTCCTTCACCGTGGGCAGCGCGCCGCTTGTCGGGATCAGCCCATAGCGCGCGCTTTCGATCACGCATCGCGACGCCATCTCCTGCGTCAGCGCATTGTCGCCCGCCAGGTTGTTCACGCCCCAGGGATCGATGCTCAGATCGTAGAGCTCCGATTCATCGTTCGGCCAGTCGATGAAGTGATAGGGCCAGCGCTCATAGCCGACCGCGCCATAGACGAAGCTCATGGCGCCGCGGTTCTCATAGCCGGCGGTGCCCTCGATCAGCGGGCGCAGCGATTGCCCTTCCAAGCGCGGCTGCGCCGGCAGGCCGAGGTAGTCGAGCATGGTCGGGTAAAGGTCCAGATGCCCGACTGTAATCCCGACATCGGTGACGGCGGCGGCCCCCGGCGGCTTGATCCACATCGGCACGCCGGTCGCCTGGGTGAAGGCGGTCATCTTGTTCCATTGGTCGCCCTCGCCCAGGTGAAACCCGTTGTCGCTGGTGATGATCACCATGATCTCATCGGCATCCGGCCGGGCCTCGATCGCCGCGACGATCTCGCCAACCATTGCATCGACATGCGACATCGAGGCCAGCCAGCCCCAGACGCTGTATTTCCACTTGTCGCCCCGGTCCTTCATGATGCTGTTCGATTGGAACCGCTCGCCGAACTCGCTGACGTATTTCCAGACCTCGGGCAGCATGTCGTGCGGCTGGATGATCAGGTCCGGGTCATACATCTCGTAGAACTGGGCCGGGCATTCGTAGCGCGTATGCGGGTGCATCGAGCCGCAGAGCAGCGCCCAGGACTTGTCGACCGCATAGGCACCGCTGGCGTGCTGGCTGATGCGCGAGACCATCCAGTCCTTGACCTGGTTGTCGTAGAAATGCTGATCCATCCCCGTGACGCCGATGCAGCCATAGGGCGCGTCGGGGTAATAGTTCGTTGCCCATGGCCCGGTCAGCAGGTTCCCGGGCGAGCCGACCGTGCCCAATTGTTCATGGAACATCTGCACGGCCTGGTTCGGGCCCTCGCCATAGTATCCGTGCATGTATTTCCCGGCCGAACCGACCTGAAAACCGGACCGCTTGAGCACCGACGCTATGTTGTCGCGGACCGGGATGGACTGGTGCCACTCCTGCTGCTGAAGGCTCAAATACTGCGACTTCGGTGCCGGCCAGCCGGTCATCATGGCGCCGCGCGACGGACCGCAGACAGGGACATGACACATCGTCCGGCCGAACCTGACGAAGCCGCGCGCGGTCAGGGCGTCCAGGTTGGGCGTCTGCAATTCGACCCCGAAAGCCGTGCGCAGGTGGTCATAGCGCGGCATGTCGTCCAGGAGGTATTTGACGATCTTGCGAGTGGTGACAGGCATCAGGCCGCTCCGTAAACGGTGGTGAAATAGTCGTCCCAGAAGGCGAGCACGTCGGGATCGGTCAGCACCGGGCCGGCATGGATCGCGGCCTCGTACCAGTATTCCGACCAGGCGCGGCTTGCATTCGGCGCCGCGTTGACATGGCCATCCGAGATCTCGTCCTGGCCGAGGATGACTTTGACCGCCGTCGGCACGCTGGCCGTGGTCATAGCGCCGGTCAGCACCGCGCCGGTGGCGGTGCGTGAGCGCAGGCGCAGGGCGACTGCCGTGCCGATACGTTGCGCGATGACCATCAGCGGTCCCTCGGCCCAGGCGAATGTTCCGCCGGCTGCCTCGGTCGAGCCCACGCGCCAGTTCCAGTTGCCGGCGCCGGTGCGCCAGACCCGGATCGCGTCGCCGTTGCCGTATAGCCCGATCAAGTCGCGGTTCTGGACCGGAGCCACCGAGCCCAGGCCAAGGATGGCGACGACGCCGACATTGTCGCGCTGCACGACTTGATCCAGGTGCAGCCCGTTCAACTCGCCGGTCGTAAAATCAGCGCAGCTAAGCCCGCCGATCGTCGCCGGGCGCGGGCCGAGGCTGGCGCTGGTCTTGGTCAGGGGCTGTTCGCCGACGCGCGCGGCGCAGCCGGTGATCCGCTGGACGCCGGCGACGGCCTCCTCGGTCCAGCGGCCGCTGTGCAGCGTCCACCAGCCGACCAGGCTGCCGAGCTGGCGCGCCCGGTCTGTCCAGTTGCGCAGGCCCAGGTTGACGGCGGGCGCGCTGGTTGCGGTGTAATTGATCGCGGGCATCAGGCTACCTCGAAGCGGGCTGGATGGGTGTAGCGGCGCAAGGTCTGGCCGGTGACGCTGGCCGCGCCCCAGCTGTCGCGCATGTCGCAACGATTGGCGAAGCGGGTCTCGTCCGCACCCGTGGCGCCATAAGCGATGGAGAGCACGCCCGGCACGCCGGTCGCCAGACGGATTTGCAGGCGCGTCATGCGGCCGGTGATCGGATCGGCGACGACGGTCATGTTGTTGATGGCCGAGGCCGAATAGGTCACGCCATAGGTCGGCGCGACCAAGTCGACCCCATCCATCACCTCGCAATCAACCCAGACGAAGATCCCGTCCTGCTGGTCGCGGCTGACCTGATACGGCACCGGTCCGTGCCAGCCGGTGCCGGCAGCGGTCGCCAGCGCATCGAGCTCGGCCAGCATGGTCATGGACGTGCCATCGGGCGTGGCCAGCGTGCCGGTGCGGATCCCGCACCAATGCACGGGCGAGACCAGCACCAGCGGAATGGCGCCCCGGGTGCGCAGGGCCTCGACCGCGCCGAGGATCGCTGGATCGTCACCGCTGGCCCAAGTGCCGCCCGGCGGGATCACATTGACCTGGGCAGCGCCGGTCTCCTCGACCAGCGTCCCGGCCAAGGCGACCAGGGCGTCGCGATAGGCGGTCACGCTGGCCGCCCCACCGCTGTGCAGGATGGTGACGCTCTCGGTCGCGACCTGACCGCCGTAGAGCTGCCCAAGGCGAGCAAACTCTGCGCGGGCGCGGACCAGATTGGCGAGCGGCTGCCCGGCTGCCAAATCCGCCAGCGTCGCGCCCTCGACCGCCTCGGAGCGGACGCCATAGCGGGCGAGCGCCCCAGTGCGCGCGGCGAGACCGCGGTCGGCGGAGAGGGCGGCAAAGCCGGCACCGGCCCGGGTCAGATCTGCTGTGGGGCCGCTCGGGACAGCGCCGTCCAAGCCGTCCTGGTCGGCGCCGTCGCCCAGCGTGGCGATATGCGCCCAGCGGTCGGGCGCGGCCGAGGGCAGCGCGTTGGCGACGTGGTCGCCCGTGACCAGGCGCAGCGGCATGATGGACGGCGCTACGGCCCAAGGCAGGCCATTGCCTCGACGGACATAGCCGCGCGGGGTCGAACCCCACAGATTGCCCGTGAAATAGGTCAGCTCGCCGCGCTGCCAAACGTCCCAGGCATCGTAGTCGCCCGCGAGGTCGGCCGAGAGCGGCGCCGACAGCGCGACCAGCTGGTCGAGGTCGAGCCGAGCGCGCACATCCGCCACCGCATCTGCGGACAGGCGCAGATCCACGTGCCCGCTGGGCAGGATGGTCAGCACGGCGCGGTCATTGAGCCGGGCCAGCTCGGCCACGTCGCCGCGCTCCAGGACGGTGTCGAGGATCAGGCTCTGCACATAGGCCGAGGCCCGGGTCAGCGCGTCGGCCTGCGCTGGCGTGGCACCGGCGAACATGCCGTCGATCAGCGCCGGCGCGGCCACCGCGATTAGCCGGCCCTCGGCATCGAAGCCTGCCACCGGCTGGCCGCTGATCGTCGCCAGGATCGCGGTATCGCCCCGATCGACCACACCGCCGATCTCCACCGAGCGCAGGGCTGTGGTGAGCTGCGCCGCGGTGACATCGCCGTCGGCGCCCTTCAGGGCCGGCGAGCTGGTTTGGCTGCCGTCGGTCAGGGTCAGGGTAAAGGCGCCGGTCACCGGGTCGACCTCGACCAGGGACACGCCGCGGCCGGGATCGCCCTTCAGGGCCGGCGTCGCCTGGGTCGCGCCATCGGTCAGCGTCAGGGTGATCGCACCGGTGCCGGGATCGACCGCGACCGTGCGGATACCACGACCAGGCGCACCCTTGACCGCCGGCCGGTTGGCCAGCCTGACCAGCTGAACAATCAGCGCCTGGAACCACACCGGCATACCCGAGGCCGCGAGCTTCTTGGGGTCCACGATGATGGGCGAGGTCATGACGGCCCCTTATTTGTAGATGATGCCGGTGGCGGCCACGGTGTTGGTGGTGACGTTGGTACCGCCCGTTGCGCCGTTTGCGACGATGGTCCCGCCTTCGCCCACGACAAAATCGGTATTGGTATCGGCGCCGCTCGGGCCATTGCGCCGGGCATCGGCCAGCACGGCGTTGATGGTCGCCGCGCGCGTGGCGCGGATGCCGCGCAGGTTGGCGCCGGTGCAGATCGCCAGGGCCGCATGCACCACCGCGCCGTGGGTGGCGTAGATGGCCGTATCGACGGCGTTCGACAGGTTGGCACCCTGCACCGCGACCCGCGTCCCACCGGCCGCCGACACGCCGCAACCCCCGGCGCCGGTCAGGATCGTTTCATTGGCCGAGACCTGGCCCGAGGTCTCGACCCTGATCGCGTCCCCGCCGCAGTTCTTGAAGCCGGCGCCCGCGCCGAGGGCGGCGGACCCGGTCGAGACCGCGTGCAGCCCGGCGCGGTTGGTGCCATCGCCGGTGCCGTTCATGGTGAAGAGCGTACGGATCAGCGGCAGCGTGCCACCGGAGCCCACCCCGAACGCGGGATAGGTGCCGCCGAAGTTGCGGATCAGCGCCGAACGGTCGATCATGACCTCCGCCTCGACCGCCGTGATGGCGATCCAGCCGAGGTTGGCCCCGACCAGCAGCACCTGCTCGGCCATGACATAGCCGGACAGCAGGCGCACCTCGGTCGAGATGCCACCCTGCTTGTAGACCGGGCGCTTTTCCGACAGCGCCGCCAGCGCCGCGTTCAGGGTGGCATATTGGCCGCCAGGGCCGACGGTGACGGTCGTGTCGGCCTTGGCCGCCATGGCGTCATAGCGGCGCTTGAGCCAGCCGATCCTCTTGACGATCTCGCGCAGCGGCCAGTTCAGCAGCCCTTCATCCGTCGCCGGATTGACCGCGCCGCCGGTGGGTCGCATGCCGTTTTGCAGCATCGGCACGGTAGCCGGGTATTCATCGCCGGTTTCATCAAAGCGCGGGACAGTGGCTTCATCGACCATTTTCAGACCTCGTAGATGTAGATGTTGCCGATCGCGACATCGTCGCCGATCAGCCAATGATCATCGCCCAGCAGGTATTGCTGGGCCGTCAGGCTGATGACGCGCAGCCGGCACCGCGCCGGCACGACTCCGTCCAGCCGGGCCTTGATCTCGTCCGCCTCGCCACGCCGGATCCGGCTCTGGACCTCGACCCAGTAATCAGCCCAGGAGGGACCGGACGGGCCAAGCACCCAGGCGCCGCCGAGCGCCAGCCCATCGTCGCCGAGGCGCGGCAGGTCGCGGTCTTCGATCAGCACCGCTTCCTCATGCCCCAGCTGGGCCAGCACGGTCAGGACCGAGCCGCGCGTGCCCTTGATCCGGTGCCACGCGGCCGATCCGGCGATGGCCGTACGCTTCTCGGCCTCGGTCCAATCGGGATCCCAGTGATCCACCGACGCGGCCCAGGCGAGCCACGGCAGGTATTCGGCCGGGATCCGCGCCGGATCCCACATCAGGTCCGCAGGCGTGGCGATGGCCCAGGCACGGGCCATGGCGTCGCTGATCGCGCGCTCGGCCGCGGTGCTGTTCGCGGGCAAGAGGTCGGTCACGCCAGCACCTCCGTGCTGATGTCGATCGACACGGCACGCGCCACGCCGATGCGGCCCGGATCGATGTCGCCCAGGGGCGCGGTCAGCGTCACCGACTCGACGCCGGTCTGGTAGAGCCGGGCCAGCAGCGCGCCCTGGCGCACGATCCGGCCGACCGCCAGCGCGTCCTGGACATAGTCGGCCACGGCGGCGAGCGCGGTGGCCTGGACGATCTCGGCGCCGGGACCGCTGGTCAGATGCAGCACGGCCGAGACCGAGAAATCCACGAAACCGGGCGCCGCCACCTGCACGTCGTCGCAGAGCGGCCGCATCTCCTCAAGCACCTCTGCCACCGCATCCAGAAGCTCGGCCGAGGGGGTGCCGTCATCCTCATGCGACAGGACCGTCACCAGGACCACGCCCGGCTCCGGGCTGGTGACGGCGACATCGCGCACCCGGCCGTCGGCCGAGAGCGCATGGAACGTATAGGCGCCCACGGTGCCGGCCGTCGTCATGCCCTCCCAGCTCAGCTGGGCGCGCCGGCGCAGGCTGGCGTCATCCTCATAGACCGCTTCGACGGGTGGCACTGCCTCGGGGTCGGCATCGATCACGGTCTGGCGCGCGACGCCGAGGAGCGCGACCAACTGGTCGAGGGTCGAGCCCGTGGCCAGCGCCAGGATGACCGCGCGCACGCTGTCATTGGCCCGCGCCCGCACGATCACCTCGCGCAGAGCCCCGACCTCGGTCAGTTTCGAGAGCGGGTCGCTTTCGAGCTTCAGGGCATCGGCCAGATCCGGCGCGAGCGCGACCAGGAGCGCGCGCATCTCCGACAGGATGGCCTCGTAGTCCAGTTGCTCGATCGCATCGGGCAGCGGCAGCGCCGACAGGTCGATGTCTTGGCGGATGCTCACAGCGTCACCTCGGTGTTGACGGTGACCGGCCCGGTCAGGACATCGCCGGTCAGCCGCAGGGCCATGACGCCGGCCGCGGTGCCGGTGATCTCGACCCGGCGCAGCCGCAGGCGCGGCTCCCAGCGGTCCAGCGCCTCGGCCGTCGCCGCGAAGACATCGACGATGGTTTCGCCGTTCATCGGCGCGTCGATCAGCTTGGGCAGCCGGGATCCATAGTCGCGCCGCATCACCCGACTGCCCTTGGGCGTGGTCAGGATGTCGGTGATCGACTGGGTCAGGTGTTCGTCCTGGTCGATCGGCCGGCCGGTGAGACGCGAGGTTCCGATCACGACGGCTCGGCCTCGGCGCGGCGCTTCGTGGCGGTCTTCTCGGCCGGGGTCGGCTCCAGGTCGACCGGCTCGTACTTGGCCTGATCCGGCGTCAGCTCCAGCAGTGCGTCCTTCTCGACGCGCTGGCCGGCGATCCAGCCATCCGCGCGGGCGCGATAGGTCTGTTTAAGGGGGGCTTTAACCATCAGTTGGGCTCCTCGGTATCGGCACCGCCGCGCTGGACGCCGCCATGGGTGTGGTGGACGAGCGAGACCCCCGAAGCGACCACGTCGCCCGTGACCTCGACATCGCCCTCGATGTAAAGATTGCCGATGATGCGCAGGGTGCCTCCGCCCAGATCCATGGTCGGGCTGCCGGCGTCGGGCGCGACCATGTTGCCGTCGATCGGCAGCGCGCCCATCACGAAGGCCCGCGCCATGTCGCCCGAGGGCGCGGCGATGGTCACCTGTTCGCCCGGGCTCGGCATCCAATGCATGCGGATAGTACCGGAGCGCAGCTGCATCACCGGAATCGGCGGCGTCTCCAACTCGCCGATGCGGACGCGGGCGCGCCCGCTGCCATTGTCGATCGAGACCACGGTGCCCACCGTCAGCACATTGGCGATCCGGCGGTCGGCCTCGGCGGCGGAAAGCGTCATGGCGCACCCCCGATCAGCTGGTAATCGTCCTCGTGGGCCGCGCCGATCTGCGGCATCTGGCCCAGGTAGACCTCGGGCGTGATCGGCTCGGAGGCCGGGAATGGCGACAGCGCCGCGACCTGCTCCCAGAGCACCGCGGTCAGGGCGAGGCCCTGCTTGTTGGCGTCGATCGAGACCAGCGGCTCTTCGGTGACGGCTTCGGCCGGCATCAGGTCATCGTCGAGACCCCATTGCTGATCCGGGATCAGGTTCAGGAGCACCTGGGCGATGTTCGCCGCCGCCAGGTCGCGCTGCAGGCCCAGCTCGTCCTTGCACAGGATGAAGGCCGCGAGCTGCAGCCGGAAGGTGCGATGCGGGCCGGCATAGGTCTTGTCCTGGCGCGCGCGCAGCCGGCTGACCAGCACCGCCGGGGTCTTGATCCCCAGCTGCTTGATCTGCTCGACATTCAGCCGGCCGGCGATGCCCCGGCATTCGCGCAGGCCCGGCAGGGTGGCATGGATGACGCCGGCCACGGTCGCGGGCAGCGTGCCGAGCAGATCCGGCGGGGTGACGAGCCGGCTCATTGCAGCAGCTCCTCAATGCGGCCGACGACCAGGTCTTCGATCGCGGTGCGGTTGTCGGCCGAGAGGCCGAGATATTCGCGTGCCGGCAGGGTGCCGTCCTCGGAGCCGAACTGGTGGATCGCGCCATAGACCAGATTGGTGCCGACCACGGCCTGCATCCCGGTGGTGTAGTTCTGGATGCTCTCCAACAGGCCCGGGTTGCCCTGGTCGACCAGCAGGCTGTGATGCGGCTTGCAGGTTTCGGCATAGGCCTCGGACCATGCCGGCCAGGCGCTGCCGTCGGGCGCGGTCTTTTCGTCGGCGACGCGCAGCTTGGTCTGATCCTCGATCAGGGTGCCGATCTCATAGGCGATCAGCGCCAGCTCGTCGTCGGTCAGCCGCGTCAGCGCGCTGAGCGGGATCCTGACATCGGTTTCGACGGCAACGCCGGTCATCACAGATCCCTCATCTTCTCGCGGGAAAACAGCCGCTCGGGACCGCCGGCAACGATGGGCTGCGGGCCGGTGACCTCGGGCTCGCCTTCGTCGCCCGGGGTGGGCGGTGCCAGGGAAAGCGCCGCGCGGCCGTCGGCGATCTTGGTCAGCACCGACAGCGCGTCATCATATCGGACCCGATGCTCGGTTGTGGCCACGTCCTGGGACAGCGCCAGGCGATAGACAGCGATGTCGACGCAGAGCTGGGTCAGGTGCGCGGCCGAGGAGACCGTCAGCGCCGGCAGCGGCAGACTGTAGCGACGGCCGATGTAGGTATCCATCTCGCCCGAGGACAGGTTGAGCGCCCGGGTCACCGCATCGGCATCCGGCACGCCGTCGCCGTCGCGGTCGGCGACGACCAGGGCATTGGCCCCATAGAGATCGACGATGTCGGCTTGGCTGGCGTAAGGCATGGGGCTCATCCTTCCATGGAAACGGGGGCAACATCGCCGCCCCCGCGCAGGCCCCTTTGCGGGGCTTCGACCTTGTCCCGGCCGTTACTGCCCGGCGGTTTCCGCCTTCAGCTCGGCCCAGATGTCCGAAACGAGCTTCTTGGTGATCGCGGGGCTGCCCTCGGGCATCGCCTTGCGGACCGCGTCCAGGAGCGGCGTGCCGTCCTGGCCGAAGCCCTCGTTGTCGAGACCGGCGATGGCGCGACGAACCGCGAGGGTCAGAGAGGCCGCCTCGGACGCCGCGACCTCGGCATCGTCTGGCGCCGGGCCGATATGGATCAGCGGCTCGGCGCGCAGGATCTCCCAGGTTTCGCGGGTCAGGTCGTCCCGGTCGAGGACGGTGCCCTCCTTGGTCCAGGCGCGGCCGGCGCGATGAAAGGTGCCCGAGGGCGCGGTGGTGCGAACAAGGAGCTTCATGATCAGGCCACCCAGTCCATGACCACGACGGTGGCCTTGCCATAGTTCGGGTTGTCGCCGCCGTTCGGCAGCGTCTTGACGTTCACCACCCGGTCGGCCGCGCTTTCCAGCGACGGCGGCACCAGCAGGATGTTCGGCACGATGCCGAGCGGCCGGCCGCCATCGCCTTTCAGCGTGCGCATGGAGGTGCGGCCCGCCTCGAAGCTGGTGGCGTCCAGCGCCGCCTGCGACTTGCGCGCCAGCTGCCAGAAGCCGTAGCCGGCATTGCAGCGATAGCGGATGCCCCACTGGTACTGGTCGCGGATGAAGGCCGCTTCCGAGGTGCTGGGGTCGAAGCGCATCTCCAGCTCGGGCTTGGTGCGCTCCTGGAAGATGAAGGGCTTCAGCACCTTCGAGCAGTCCAGCAGATACCAGGCAGGATCGGTCCCGGCCTCGACGTTCGACACCGAGGTCGCGGCGCCGGTGCCGTCGACGTTGGCATAGACCGGGTGATCGGTGTCGAAGAAATACTGGCCGTCGAAGCAAAGCGAGGTTCCGGCCGAATTGATCACCGCCTGCACCAGGCGGTCGGGATGCTGCGCGGCCTCCTGACCCATGGACGAGGCGACCGGGGCGAAATGGCCGTACTGGTCATCCTCGATCTGGGTGCGCTGCACGCCCAGCGTGGCCTCGTAGAGCTTGTTCTCGATCGAATAGCCGCTGGCCTTCATGTCGCGGATGACGCGATCGCCGACCCATTCGCGCAGCTGCGGGAAGTCGCCCAGCCAGCCATAGGTGTTCGAGGAGGTGGTGGACGGGATCAGGGTGGCGACCTTGTCCCAGAAGGACTTGGCGCGGAATTCCTTGTAACCGTCCTGGAAGTTCTTCTTCACGCCCGTGTTCAGGGCGGTGAGGATGGCGGGGCTGACAATGGCCATGCGGGCTTACTCCTTGCCTTCGGCCGCACGTGCGGCCGCGAATTCTTCCGGGGACATGCCGAACTGGCGGCAAACGGCCAGCTCGTCGGCGCCGAGCGCGCCCGGCTGGGTGCCCGGTTTCTTGTCGAGGTTCGAGGGCGCCGCGATCACCGGCTGCGCGGCGACGAACGCCTGGAACCGCTCCAGCCCGCCCTCGGCGCGGCAGGTCGCCAGGTGGTAGTCGCGGCTGGCGGGCGCGATCTTGCCGGCAGCGATGGCTGCATCGACGGCGTCCGTCGCAGCCTTTTCGGCGCGGGTCTTCTCACCGGCCTCAAAATCCGCGATGCGGTTCAGCGCCAGCTGGTGATCGGCCTTCGGCACGAACTTCTCGGGATCGGGGGTCGCGGCGCGGTTCAGTGCCAGCTGCTCGGCCGACTTCAGCCCGTTGATCGCCAGCACCGCATCGGCGGGGGTGGCGGTGGGTTTGAGGCCGAGGGCCTCCAGGACAGCAGGGTCCATAGGGTCGTTCTCCGTTTCAGGATGTTCACGGTTCAGGGCGGGAAGAGCGAAGTTCGGCAGGTTGGTGAGGCCGACCGAAGCCAACCGGGCGACGGCGCGGGTCGCGGCCGAGAAGAAGAAGCCGGGGCTGACATAGCGGTATCCGCGCGAGGCGACCGCTGCGCGGCCGGTCTCGGTCCAGTCGATGCGGCCCCAGAGCGCGCCGTCGCGGTTGGCCAGCTCCTTGACCCAGCCGACGGCATCGGCCCGCTCGCCGCGTTCGCCCTTGACGTGGGTCGCATGTTCGAAATCGACCGGCGCCTCGATGCCGGCAGCCAGGCTGTCGGCATAGGCGCGCACCACCGCGTCGGGGTCGGGGAGCTGCCATTCGCGGCCGTCGCGAGACGACAGATACGGACCCTGCGGGGTCAGCTGGACCCAATCGGGCACGGCCCCTTCTTCGGAGCAGAGCGCCAGCGGCATGGATTGGAGGATGGAGCGTTTCGACATGCCGGCACCATCGCAATTGCCGGTTGCCGGATAGCCTCTGAAATGTTTCGGGGATTGTCGGGGGTGGCCCTGACACAACCCTATCCAGAGAGATCGGCGCCTGTCGAGGGGTTTAAGCCGGGCTTGAAACGCAGGTTAAGCGGGCGCATATATAAGGTGTGACCCGAGCCATGGATTACCGGCCTTGAGCCGCGAGGGATGGCCGCCCCTCCGGGTCACGATTCCCCCAGGTCGATGACCGTATTATTGGCTCGTGCAGCGTCTTTGCGGAATCGCGCCTCGGTCGAGGGCATGATCGCCCGAACACGCATCGCATCGTCAAACCACAGGATCAGCGCGGTTTGACGTTGGGCTTTCGCGGGCTTTGCGCTCTCTGCCACATGGAAGAACCTGTCGAACGGGATCAGCACCCGCAGGGTCTTCAAACCATCGCCGCGATCCTCCAACGCGGCCAGCGTGGCACCATCGACATTGGCAATCAGCGCCATCAGCGCCTTGCGGAACGCGGCATCTGCGGGATCGTGATCCCTAACTACATGCCGGAACGTGTCGTGGTTCACCCAGATCATCCGGTCGGTCAGCCCGGCCTCGGCCGCGATCCGGGTCGGCAACTGGCCGACCGGCGCGCGACCGGGCGCACCATCCATGATGCGCTGCACCCGCCAGCTGGTGGCGATGTCGCGCAATGCCGCTTGGCGCGCGGCCTCGGGCAGCTGATCGAGCTTTTCCGCCAGCATGGCCTCCATGCCCTGCATGCGCATCTGGCCAGGGTTGCGCTGCCAGCCTGGGTCGATGCCCTGCGGGACGATCCGCACCTCGCCGGTGCGCGTGTTCTCGACCACGGTCTGCGGCACGTCGGGTTCCTCGGAAATCCCGCGCCGTGCCGCCTCCGCCTTGGTCACCTGGCGCACCCAGCATTTGCAGCCCCAGCCGTTCGGCGGCATCCACTCGTCCCAGAACGGGCTGTTGGAGTGCCCCCACTGAAGTGGTCCACCCACTGGGATAGAAATATCCTGTTCAGGAGGACCATCAGATGGCAGGCAAGCGAGACAAACCGGAAGACATCGTTCTGAAGCTTCGACAGATTGAAGTGCTTCATGGACAGGGAATGGCAATTTCCGACGCGGTGCGGCAGATCGGCGTGACCGAGCCGACGTATTATCGCTGGCGCAAGCAGTATGGCGGCATGAACCGGGATCAGCTGAAGCGTCTCAAGGAGCTTGAGGCGGAGAACCAGCGGTTGCGGCGCGCGGTGTCAGATCTGACCTTGGACAAGATGATCCTGAGCGAGGCTGCACGGGGAAACTTCTAAGCCCTTCGCGCCGTCGCCAGTGCATTGACCATGTGCGGCAGGCGCTCGGCATATCCGAGCGCCGCGCCTGCCGCATCCTCGGGCAGCACCGCTCGACGCAACGCAAGGTTCCTTGCGGCGCCCCGGACGAAGAACGGCTGACGGAAGACATCATCACGCTCGCTCGCACCTACGGGCGATATGGCTATCGGATGATCACCGGATTGCTGAACAACGCCGGTTGGCATGTAAATCATAAACGCGTGGAACGGATATGGCGGCGTGAAGGGCTGAAGGTCCCGCAAAAGCAGGCAAAGAAGGGTCGGCTCTGGTTGAACGACGGGTCCTGCGTCCGTCTCCGGCCGGAGCACCCGAACCACGTCTGGTCCTATGATTTCGTTCAGGACCGGACACATGACGGACGGCTGTTTCGGACGCTCAATATCATCGACGAATTCACGAAGGAGGCGCTGGTGATCCGTGTAAACCGCAGGCTCAATTCCACCGACGTAATCGACGCCCTGACGGATCTGTTCATCTTGCGTGGCCCGCCTGCGTTCATAAGGTCCGACAATGGCGCGGAATTCATTGCCAAGAAGGTGCAGGGCTGGATCGGCGCAGTTGGTGCCAAGACCGCGTTCATCGAGCCGGGTTCACCCTGGGAGAACGGGTATTGCGAGAGCTTCAACGCTCGATTCCGCGACGAACTCCTGGATGCAGAAGTCTTCTATTCGCTCAGGGAGGCCCAGATCCTCATCGAGCGATGGCGCAGCCACTACAACACTGTCAGGCCGCACAGCTCCCTGGGATACCGCCCACCCGCACCGGAAGCCGTCATCCCAATAGACCAGCGGCCGACGATGCACTAACAATCAACCCGGACCACTCGGTGGGGGCAGTCCACCCCAAGCGGCTTCCTCTTATTCTGTCCCCTGCCATCAACCTGGAGGATTTGGCAGACCATCACCGGGTGGTCGCCACCGCTCGGGTCGAAGGTGAGCGCTTCTTTGGCGGAAAGTTCGTGCCACGGCGTATCCATCTCTACGAGTATCGGTCTGTATCGGAATAGACCGCCCGGAATGTTCTCTGTATGTTCCAAAAAATGCGAACCACAGGGACCGCCATGCTCACCACCATTACCCCCACTGCCCCTGTCGCCCCTTGGCTGGGCGGCAAGCGCAACCTCGCCAAGCGCATCTGCGCCATCATCGACGCCACGCCCTGCGTCACCTATGCCGAGCCCTTCGTGGGGATGGGCGGCATCTTCCTGCGCCGCTCGACCAAGCCGCGGGCCGAGGTGATCAATGACCGCGGCAGGGACATCGCCAACCTGTTCCGGATCCTCCAGCGCCACTACCCGCAGTTTCTCGACACATTGCGCTTCCAGCTGACCACCCGAGCCGAGTTCGAGCGCTTGGTGCGGGTCGATCCCGAGACGCTGACCGATCTGGAGCGGGCGGCGCGCTTCCTTTACCTCCAGCGCACCGCCTTCGGCGGCAAGGTTTCGGGCCGAAACTTCGGCGTCGATCGAGCGCGGCCGGGGCGGTTCAACCTGTCCACCGTGGAACCGATGCTGGAGGATCTGCACAGCCGTCTCGCGGGGGTGACCATCGAATGCCTGGACTGGGCCGACTTCATCCCGCGCTATGACGGCGCCGAGACGCTGTTCTATCTCGACCCGCCCTATTTTGGCTGCGAGGACGATTACGGCAAGGCGATGTTCGAGCGCGCCGACTTCCAGCGCATGGCCCAACTGCTGGCGGGGATTCGCGGCCGGTTCATCCTGTCGCTGAACGACTTGCCCGAGGTGCGCGAGACCTTCGCGGCCTTCGACTTGGCCGAAGTCCGGACCTCCTACAGCATCAGCGGCAAGCGCAACGACCCGGCGGGCGGCCGGGCCGAGCTGTTGATCTCGAACTTTTTGGGTGCCTGATGGTCCGCCGCAGTACGCCGCAGAAGCAGATCGACGACCGCGCCTTTCCGATCCGCGCCTTCTTCAGGATCCCCGCGAACGGATTCGGCAAGGCGATGGCGCCGATGCATCAATGGCTCGACCAGCATGTCGGGCGCAGCGATTACGCTTGGCATAGCGGTGGCTCTCAGGCCTCGGTCGATAGCGTGGCGCTATATTTTCGGGCGCCGGGGCCGCTTCAGGACTTCTGCGCTCGGTTCCCCGACCTGCAACTGGCTGACGGCGTCGGGCATCCGAGCTATACCTCGCCCAATCTGATCACGGCGCCAGGCAGCGGGAGGGACGACCAAGTGTGCCATCTGTATAACCAGCGCCGGGCGGCCGACGAGGTGCGGCAGACCTTCAAAGGGCAGAAGTTCACGAGTGCCGTCGGCAACATGGAGCCGGGCGAGGTCTATCCCAACAGCCCTGGCCCGATCGTCCGCCACGACACCGCCGGCGGCCTGGAATTGGTCTATGCGCGCTGGGGCATGCCGTCGCCGCCTGCAGCCTTGAAGACCCAGCGAGATCCCGGCGTGTACAACGTCCGCAACCTGCGCTCGCCGCATTGGCAGAACTGGCTCGGACCGCGGTGCCGGTGCCTGGTTCCGGTCACTTCCTTTGCCGAGACGCGAGGCCCTGGTCGTGGCAACCAGTGGTTCGCGCCGGTTGATCCTGACCTGCCGATGTATTTCGCGGGCATCGAGACGCGCGGCTGGCGCTCGGTCCGCAAGGTCCGGGACGGCGAGACCGAGGACGATCTCTATGCATTCCTGACGTGCGCGCCCTCGGCCGAGGTCAAGGCGACCAATCCCGATTCCATGCCGGTGATCCTGACCGAGCCTGCAGAGTGGGAGCTGTGGATGTCGGCGCCCGTGGAGATGGTGACCGCGCTGCAGAGGCCGCAGCCCGATGGCGCGTTGCGGCCGGTCGAGGGGCCGGTCTAGCTGAAAATCGTTTGTATGTTCGTCATCGGTGGAATGGCGTCCCGTTGTCGATTTTCCCCCGGATTTTCTTAGCTTTTTCTCAACCTACAACTGCGGACCGAAACTTACGGGCTCAGTTGTAGGTTCGGAAAACTCGACGATGCGCGCTCAACCGCTTCGACAACGGGAAAACACCAGCAAAAGCCGGCCTTTTGGGCTCTGCAACCACACCAAGGCCACCGGGTCTCACAGCCCGTTCAAGCCCGTTTTAAGGCCCTGTGCATGACATCGCGCACGCCCCTTCACGATGGCTCCTCGGGCCTCTCACAGCCTTATTTTGCTGGGCCTTCGCGGGTCTTCGCACCACTTCGGGTCTCTTCGCATTTCCCTGCAAGTATTGGTGTCACACAACAGCCTGGACAGATCGGCTAAAGCGCGTCGGCACCCGCATCTCGATGGACGGCAAGGGGCGGTGCATCGACAATGTCTTCATCGAGCGCCTGTGGCGGTCCCTGAAATACGAATGCGTCTACCTGCATGCCTGGGAAACGGGGTCACAGGCCAAGGCTGCCATTGGCCGATGGATCACCTTCTACAACCACCAGAGGCCCCACACCGCCCATGGTGGACGGCCACCCGCCGTGGTTTACTTCAACAATATCGAAATCGATCAGCAAGCGCAGGCAGTAGCTTAA